AGTATACAAAGTAAAGCATTATACTTTGAAACACTACTTACTGAATACGGTGCTTTATTCGACAAACTTCCTATTAGTGCTTTTGTGTGGAAATTAGATTATGATAAGGATAATCAACTTCCATTAGATCACTTACAAATATGGGATTGTTTTGATTACGATATTACAGTAATTAAAAAACCTATGCTTTGTGATTGTGAATTTTTTGGTAAAGACAAAAATATGCATAAAGGTGAATACATGTTTACACTTGATACTTGTCATAGAGATAATAGCACACTTAACACTAATTTTTCAGAACACGACCCAGAACACAAATCATTTAATGTAATTAAAATGGATAACGGTCAATTTGCGGCACAACCTAATAACAGGGTTATATGGACAGATCAAAGTCTAGTACATCCTGATAGAAAAATGCCTGACTTTAAAGTTTGTAGTCAAAACTATACTGTTGAAAATACTCCTAAATGGTCTGTGGGTCATACAGATGAATGGCAATATAAAACAAGAGATGAAGAAGACAGTGTATGACGATACAGAAGAAGATGTTTATTGGAAAAACGCCGACCCCAATGAATTATGGGTATACGATAAATTAATTCTCTCACGTAAATTAGGATACTCATGCGGCCCTGCTGGATTAGATGTTCCTAAACCTGCATGGTATATAGTAAGACCCTGTGTAAACATTATGGGGTTAGGATTAGGTGCAAAGAAAATGCACTTACCACAATACACAATAGATTTAGATCCCGGATATTTTTGGTGTGAATGGTTTGAAGGAAGACATATATCAGTAGATTATGAATATGGTTTGCCTAAGTTAACTGTAGAAGGATTCAAAAAAGATGATACATTTACACAATGGGATAGATGGATACGTATAGACGAACATATTCCTTTTCCTAAAGTGTTAGATGAATTTATAAACAAACCTATAATTAATTGTGAATTTATAGGTGGCAAACTTATAGAAGTACATTTTAGATCTAATCCAGATTTTCCTGGTGATAGGGTAGAATATATTCCTGTATGGCAAGGACAAGATACAACTGCACCCGAAGGATACACATTTATACAAGATCCTGATGTTCACGGAAGAATCGGTGCATTTGTAAAATGACAGATAAAAAAGAGGCATATAGAATCTTTTGGATTGTTAAAGGACATTTTAACGCAAGTGAAGAATGTATATTAAGTTGTTACGATAGTTATTTTAAAAGAGTATGGTATAACGAAGAGTCGTACATACACTCTGAAGGATTTGAAGAAGCATGGCAAAAGTTAAAGTTAAAAGAACAATAGAATACAAAGGTCCTAACAGAAGAGATAATTTTCTATCAGATCTTTTCAAAAAACTTAATCCTACTGTAGGTTGCGAAGTAGGTGTTAGAAATGGAAGAACAACATTTCATTTACTAGATAAATTTCCGCAACTTAAAATGTACGCAATTGATTATGATATTAAGTTGTTTTATTCAGATAAGGCAATGTTAAAATATGGTCCTAGATTAAAACCAATAGAAGGAAACAGTCATAATGTACATACCGAAATTGAAGATGAATCTTTAGACTTTGTTTTTATTGATGCAAGTCATGATTACGAAAGTGTTAAAGATGATATTCAATATTACACTCCAAAACTAAAACCCAACGGTTGGTTATGTGGACACGACATAGATTTTGAAGGTGTCAATCAAGCAGTAAGCGAACTTTTGGGTAAAAACTATCATATAGGCGCAAATAATGTTTGGTTTACATGTTTAGATAAAATGTCGCCAATTCCATTTAAAGTACTTGACTTTTAGCATAAATCAATTTATAATATAAAACAAATAGGAGAATATCATGAGTGATAGAGTTTTCGGTGCTGAAGAAAAAGCAAAACTGGTACAAATTGTAAATGAAGGTGTAACAGTTATGGAAGAAGTAAGTTCTTTGCAAGAAGGACTTCGTGATACTGTTAAAGCAGTAGCAGAAGAATTAGATTTAAAACCAACACTTATCAACAAAGCAATTAAAATTGCACAAAAAGGTGAGTGGAGTAAAGTAACAGATGAATTTGAAGACTTAGAAAACATCATTGTTACTACAGGCAAGGACAAGGTGTAACTTGTTAAAAGTTCAAAAAATCAAAAACTTTTGGATTGATTCATTTAAATCAGATAAAGTAGCATTTGCGTATGAATTAATCAGTTTTGTTTTTACAGTAAGTGCAAGTTTAACATTGGCTTTTAACGCCAAAGATCCAAATATGCTAATTGTGTATCCTTTATTTTTTGTAGGGTCAGTAACACAATGTTATGCATCATATAGAAGAGGAGCGGCATGGGTAACTTTGCTAACTTTCTATTTTGCATGTGTAAATGTATTTGGCTATGGCGTTGCGGCAAATTGGTATTGAGGCAAAAATTATGACAACAGACAGTAAACCATATCAAAGTTTAGCATGGTTAGGTACAGGCATTTTATTATTGGCGGCAACTATGGCAAGTTTTAATTTATATCCATACTACTCATATGCATTTGTTATTGCAAATACTATTTGGGTAGCAGTAGGTGTACTTTGGAAAGAAAGATCATTGATTATTTTAAACGCAGGCCTTACAATAATTTATATCATAGGCTTAATAGGTGATAAGTATATATGATGAAGGTCAGCAGGCCATAAACTGCAACTTAGGTATTTGTCAGCCGCAAATGACAAACAGGAGAAAAAATGAGTTACGTAGACGCTCTATGGGATAGAGACAAAGACATTATTAAAGTTGTCGAACGAAGTAAAAAAGGCGAACGTGAGTTTCGCGAGTTTCCAGCAAGATATGTATTCTATTACAAAGATCCTAAGGGTAAACACAAAAGCACCCACGGAGATACTGCATCAAGAGTAGTATGTAAAAGTTGGAAAGACTTTCTTAAAGAACAAAAAATTAACAAACATCGCGGACTATATGAAGCAGATGTAAATCCTGTATATAGATTACTTGAAGAAAACTACTTAGGTCAAGATGCTCCAAATCTTAATGTTGCATTTTTTGATATTGAAGTAGACTTTGATCCTGAAAGAGGTTATTCATCTCCTGAGGATCCATTCACCCCAATAACTGCTATCACTGTACACTTACAATGGATGGACAGTTTGATTACACTAGCACTTCCCCCTAAAACACTTACAATGGAACAGGCTAAGGAAGAGTGTAAAGATTTTGATAATACTTACTTGTTTGAAACAGAAGCAGAAATGTTAGATACATTTTTGGATCTAATACAAGATGCAGATGTTTTATCAGGTTGGAACAGTGAAGGATATGATATTCCATACACTGTTAATAGAATTACAAGAGTTCTTTCAAAAGAAGACACTAGACGTTTTTGTTTATGGGATCAATATCCCAAGAAAAGAACTTATGAGAAATATGGTCGCGAACAAGAAACTTATGATCTTGTTGGTAGACAGCATTTAGATAGTTTAGAATTATATAGAAAGTATACATATGAAGAAAGACACACTTATAGGCTCGACGCTATTGGAGAAATGGAAGTCGGCGAAAAGAAAACTGTTTATGAAGGTACACTCGATCAACTTTATAACAATGACTTCAGAACGTTCATTGAGTACAACAGACAAGACGTTGCACTACTGGACAAGTTGGACAAAAAGTTAAGATTTATTGATCTAGCAAACGAACTTGCTCATGCAAATACTGTTTTACTTCCTACTACAATGGGTGCAGTAGCAGTTACAGAACAAGCAATTATTAATGAAGCACATAGACGTGGTTTTATTGTTCCTAACAGAGTACACAGGGAACCAGGATCAAATGCGGCCGCTGGTGCTTATGTGGCATATCCTAAAAAAGGACTACATGATTGGATTGGATCAATGGACTTGAATTCACTGTATCCTAGTGTAATTAGAGCATTGAATATGGATCCAGCAACAGTAGTAGGACAACTTAGACAAAATCATACAGAAACTTACATTGACGAACAAATGCATCTTAAGAAAAAATCATTTGCGGCGGCATGGGAAGGAAAGTTTGGTAGTTTAGAATATGACTATGTAATGGAACAACGTAAAGATATTGAGATTATAATTGATTGGGAAAATGGTGAATCGGATACATTAAGTGCCGCAGAAGTGTACAAACTTATTTTTGATAGTAGTCAACCCTGGATGTTAAGTGCAAACGGAACTATTTTTACAACAGAGTATGAAGGTATTATTCCAGGACTACTAAAACGTTGGTATGCTGAACGAAAAGAAATGCAGGCTAAAAAAGGTCAGGCACAAGATGCCGGAAACAAAATTGAAACTGCATTTTGGGATAAAAGACAACTAGTTAAAAAGATTAACCTAAATAGTTTGTACGGTGCTATCTTAAATCCAGGTTGTAGATTTTTTGATCACAGAATTGGACAAAGCACAACACTAACAGGTAGACGTATTGCAAAACACATGTCTGCTAAAGTAAATGAAATTATCACAGGTGAATATGACCATGTAGGCAAAAGTATTATATATGGTGATACAGATTCTGTTTACTTTAGTGCATATACAAGTTTGCGTCCTGAAATAGAAAAAGGACAAATACCTTGGGATAAAGATAGTGTTATTACACTTTATGATCAAATCTGTGAAGAAGCAAACAAGACATTTCCGTCATTCATGGGACAAGCATTCCATTGTCCTAAGTCAAGAGGAGAAGTTATTGCGGCAGGTAGAGAAGTTGTAGGTGAAAAAGGTTTGTATATTACAAAGAAAAGATATGCAGTATTAATTTATGACTTAGAAGGATTTAGAACTGACACTGACGGCAAACCAGGTAAAGTTAAAGCAATGGGATTAGATCTTAAACGTTCTGATACTCCAGTGTTTATGCAAGACTTTTTAAGTGAAGTATTGTTAGCAGTACTAACAGGTGCTAAAGAAGAAGATGTACTAGACATGATTACAGAGTTTAGAACAAAATTTAAAGCAAGACCTGGTTGGGAAAAAGGATCGCCTAAACGTGCAAACAATGTTACAGACTATCTTGCAAGACTTAAAAAACACGGAAAGGTGAATATGCCTGGACATGTAAGAGCAAGTATTAACTGGAATTCTCTAAAAGAGATGAACAGTGACAAGTTTAGTATGCAGATTGTAGATGGTATGAAAGTTATCGTTTGCAAACTAAAATCAAATCCAATGGGATATACTTCGGTTGCGTATCCTACGGATGAACTTAGACTTCCAAAATGGTTCCAAGAACTTCCATTCGCAGATGACGAAATGGAGTCAACAATTATCGATAATAAGTTAGATAATTTGATTGGAGTACTAGATTGGGATATAAAATCAACCGAACAGAAGAATACATTCAATAATTTATTTGACTTTGAATGATTTTCTAAATATAATATAAGGAACGGAGAAAAAACTTATGAAAGACATATTACAAGATATTGTTGCACATACACACGCACTTGGCTTTCTTAACATTGTTAAAGTAAACGGTGATGATGCACAAACTGGTATTGATAGCATGGCAGAGGATCGCTCTGTGATCATGCAGGCAAATACTAAAAATGCTCAAGTAGAAATGAAAGGCACATTTGGTATGCCTAACCTAAATAAACTTGACATTCATTTAAAATGCCCTGAATACAAAGATGGTGCTTCTATTGATGTTGTAAGACAAGATAGAAATGGTGAAACTATTCCAGTAGGAATACACTTTGAAAATGCAACAGGTGATTTTAAAAATGATTATCGCTTTATGAACGCAGATATTATTAATGAAAAATTAAAAACTGTTAAGTTTAAAGGTGCACAGTGGGACGTAGAAGTTTCCCCAACTATTGCAAGTGTACAGAGATTTAAAATGCAGGCAACTGCAAATGCTGAAGAAACTGTGTTTACAGTTTTAACAGATGGCGCTAATCTTAAATTTAAGTTTGGTGATGCAAGTACACACGCAGGTGAATTTGTTTTCCATGCAGGTATAAGCGGTACTCTTAAAAATGAGTGGGCATGGCCTGTACAACAAACACTTGCTATCTTAAGTTTAGATGGCGATAAGGTAATGAAGTTTTCAGATCAAGGTGCTATGCAAATTCAAGTAGACAGCGGTTTGGCAACTTATGAATACATTTTGCCAGCACAAAGTAAGTAGGAGGAACAGTAGTGAACACTGATCTAACAAAAGAACAAAAAGACTATGCAATTTTCTTGCCAGCGATCAGTGGTTTCTATGCGACTTTTATCGGCAAACAACGTAGAGAAGAATACGTAGAAAAAAGTCGTATACCATTTCCAAACAACGAGATGGAGGGACTAAACTGGTTCAATAAAAAAGATAGCATGTTTAACTATCATTGGAGTTTATATAGTGCGGGTCATGCCGAACTTGACATCAATAAAGACGCACCAAAAGAACTAATGATACGTGAACGTGATCGAGAAAACAGTTGGTTACTTGGTGACTCAGGTGGCTTCCAGATTGGTAAAGGTGTTTGGGAAGGTAATTGGAAAGATCCT